ATAGGATCACGTGATCCTATTTCTAACAATAAAAGTTTTGGCTGATGTGTATTGGAGGGGGAGCACCCCCAGCACCTTCAGCCCCACCTCCGCCTCCGCCACCTCCGCCTGATGTGACTCAGGCTACCAGGACAGGTATTAGCGCACAAAAGAAACGTCAGCAGGCTGCAGGTGCTCTTGGTATTGGTGGGACTATTCTTACTGGTGGGCGAGGTCTTCTCGGCGGAGCGTCAAGCTCTGCTGGTAAATCTTTGTTAGGAAATTAATATGTGTTTTTTTAGAGCTCCATCCTTACCGGCTCCTCCACCACCTCCGCCTCCGCCACCTCCGCCTCCTACTCCACAAGACCCTGCGGTTGTTCAGGCGCGGCTGAAGGATAAGCAGAAGGCGGCACTGGCGCAAGGTCGTGGTGGCACAATTCTCACCAGTGGCCAAGGGTTAATAACGGAAGCATCGAGTAGCGCCAAAAAAGCTTTATTAGGATCATAACATGGCTCACTCTCGGGATCGTTACGCACGGCGATTAGCTTCGTTGAAATTGGAGCGTGGAAGTTTTGACACGCACTATAAGGAGCTACAACAATATAACTCGCCAAGGCGTGGAAGGTTCTGGTCGCAAGAGCGGAATAAAGGTTCCCGGAAGCATCAGTCGATTATCAATAGCAAGGGACTGAAGGCACTCAAGGTCGCTACAGCCGGTCTCTTTGCTGGTGTGATGTCTCCCACTCGCCCCTGGCACGCCTTAGCTACTCCTGATCCTGGTCTGATGAAGTTTCAGCCTGTAAAGATTTGGCTGGAGCAGGTTGAAAAGCAGCAGCGTGCTATATTTAATGCGGGTAATCTCTATACCATGGCCCCAACCATGATTGCAGAATTACTACAATTTGGCACGGGCTGTATGACGCATCTCGATGATGAGGAAAACCTCGCCACTTTTTTTGCTCACACTGTCGGCAGTTACTATCTTTCCCAGGATGAGAAGTTCCGTATTAATACGTTAGTACGTGAATACGATATGACAGCAGAGCAGATGGCGAAGGAATTTACTGATGGTAAAGACCTCAGTAATCTTAGCCCGCCTGTGCGGTTGGCGCTTGACCGGAATAATTTCGATCAATGGTTTACCGTGATACACTTCATTGAGCCAAATGATGATTTTAGGCCCAATAATTTTCTCAAAGAATTTAAACCCTTTGCGTCTGTTAAGTATGAAAAAGGCAGCAATGAGAAAGAGAAGTTTTTAAGCCGTAGCGGTTTCGATGAATTTCCTGCTTATTGCCCTCGCTGGGAAGTCACGGGTGAAGATGTCTACGGTACGGATTGTCCGGGGATGGGCACGTTAGGCGATATTAAACAGTTACAAATCCAGGAGAAGAGAAAAGGGCAAGCTATCGATAAGATGGTAAATCCACCATTATCTGGCCCGCCTTCAATACGGAATACTCCTGTATCCTCGCTCCCTGGTGGCCTGACAATTTACGATGGCGGAAATCAACAAGAACTGAAAAGTATTTACAAGATCGATCTTCGCTTGGGCGAATTAAAGGAAGATATGGATCGTGTCGAGGGGCGTATCGATGATGCGTTTTTTGTCGATCTCTTTCTGGCCATCAGCAGTATGGATGGCATTCAACCTAGAAATGAACTTGAATTATCAGAGAGAAATGCAGAGCGCTTATTACAGTTGGGGCCAGTTTTAGAGCGGATGCAGTTTGAATTTCTTGATCAGTTAGTTGAACGTACATTCAATCAGCAGATTCGTGCAGAATTATTGCCACCTCCACCTCCAGAACTTGAGGGATCGACGTTGAAGGTCGAATATATTTCCTCTCTGGCCCAGGCGCAACGAGCAGTAGATACCCGTAGTATTGATGCGATTACTACATTCCAAGCTGGACTTATCCAGGCTGGTCTATCGGACGGAAAGAAGTATAACGGTGATGAAGCTATACAAGCATATAGTGATCTCCTGGGCACGCCTGCGAAGATATTGAATGATCAGCAGCAAGTGGATCAGCAGCGTGCTGCAGAGGCTCAAGCGGCTCAACAGCAAGCTCAATTGGAGATGGCGACAAAGGCAGCAGGAGCAGCTAGAGACGCTGGTCAAGCAGCGCAGGCCACAGGGAACGTCGATCTTGACGCGAACTCACCAGTGACTGCAGGGATTGCAAATCTGAATTCAAATTTGGGGGGTTAAATGGTTATTAGCGTATTTCCATTAAGTGAATAGGATGTGCTCAAATAGGAGGAAACATGGCTGACGTAGGGGATGAAAAAGAATATAAGGAAAAAAAATCGATACATCAGTTGAACCAGGAAGATGAGAAAAGACAACTTCACCAACTCCTAGATGATTATAAATTCAGACAGTTTCTTTGGCGAATATTAGAATGGTGCCAAATATATAGCGCGGCTCCAAATATTAATATGGAAAGATTTGAAGGTGGCCGGGATGTAGGGCTGCGATTGCTAGGAGAAATCTTTACAGCGAATGCTGATGCCTATACAATGATGCGTGCTGAAGCTGAGAGTAGAAAACACGGATTAATAGGATCACGTGATCCTATAAAGAAAGGGAAGAAAGATGGCTGAAGAATTTTTAGAAGGGGATGGCACTGAGGAAGACAGTGCTCCAGAAGGAAATACAGCGCTCACGGCAGATGAAGAGAGCGTTAGTGAAGCTGCGGCGAAAGCCGTGGAGAAAGAAGCCGCTAAAGATGGCGGTGCTGACCACGACACCGACGAGAAATCTGAGGACAGCAAAGCTGACGAGGATAAGGACGGTGCCCCTGCTACATACGCAGACTTTAAGCTGCCTGAAGGCATGGACATGGATCAAGAAGCGTTGGAAGCTGCAATGCCTTTGTTTAAGGAAATGAAGGCTTCGCAAGAGACAGCGCAGAAAGTGGTCAATGTTGCTAGCCAAATGGTAGAGAAGGTTCTGGCGAAACAGCAAACTGCGTGGACAGATCGAGTGGCTGAGTGGACTAAGGACGCTGAAAACGACGATGAGTATGGTAAAGCTAGTTATGATAAAAGTATTATGATAGCTCGTAGCGCTATGCGTACAGTCGGTGGTCCTAATCTCGCAAAAGCCTTGGAAGAAACTGGGACGGGCAACCATCCCGAACTGATCCGTGTATTTTATCGGCTCGGTAAAGCAATTGGAGAAGATGGTCTTGACTTTGGTAGTGTCAATTCTGGCGGTCAGAAATCTCTGGCTGATAGATTATTCCCTAATCAAGGTGGTAAGGCTGCTTAATCTTCTCTTCGGTCTCAAACTGAAAGAAGGGCATTGAAAAATGGCTACTCTTAGCGTTCAAAACCCGACCTTGCTTGACTTAGCTAAGGTCACTGATCCTGATGGATCAATCGCTGCGGTAGTCGAAATCCTCAATGAAACAAATGAGGTTCTCGATGAGATGTCGTGGATAGAGGGCAACCTTCCCACGGGTCACCGCACCACGCAACGGACGGGCATCCCTGCCCCGACATGGCGTAAATTGTACGGCGGCGTAGCGCCCAACAAATCAACCACGGTCCAAGTCACGGACAATACAGGCATGCTGGAAGCGTATGCTGAAGTTGATAAGGCTCTGGCTGATTTGAACGGCAACACTGCAGCGTTCCGCCTGCAAGAAGACAAACCGCATATTGAAGGTCTCAATCAGGAAATCGTTGATACGCTGTTCTATGGCGACGAAGCTACCGAACCCGAAGCCTTTACGGGCCTCGCTCCGCGCTTCGCTAACCTGACAGCTGACGCGAACTCTGATAACGTCCTCAATGGCGGCGGTTCCGGTTCAGACAATGCTTCGATCTGGTTGATCGTGTGGGGTCCAAGCACTGTCCATGGCATCATTCCGAAAGGTTCGCAGGCTGGTCTGCAAGTTACGGATATGGGCGAAGTCACCCTAGAAGATGCTTCTGACGGCTCCAATACTGGCCGTATGCAGGCTTATCGTACTCACTATCGTTGGGATGCGGGTCTCTCGGTTCGCGATTGGCGGTATGTGGTTCGAATTGCCAACATCGATAAGTCACTACTTAGTCAAGTCTTCACTTCTGGAGCTTTTGCCTCGGGTGCGCATTTGACTGATCTCATGTTCCAGGCTTTACGACTGATCCCGAATATCAATGCGGGCCGTCCGTCGTGGTACATGAGCCGTGATATTGCTTCCTGGGTTGCGCGGCAAAGCGCAGCCATGGGTAATGCTAATGTCGTTACGATGGATAATCTTTCGGGCGATATACGTCATACAGAGCGATTCCACGGAATTCCCATGCGGCGTTGCGACAGTCTCTCGGCTGACGAAGCGGCGTTAACGTAAACCACTAGCAAAACGGAAGGTTAACATTATGTGGTTAGATGAACGAACTGAGTTTTGCGACAA